AGTGATTCTGTGTTTATGTCAACAGACACAGAATACACATCACCAGTTTCTGGTAAGCCTGCAACTTTAATCGGTTGGGTCGAATCAAATGATACAAACAAAGCAAAGGAAATAGATAGAATTCTTGATTTGCACAAAAAGTCAAGATTAACGTTGCCTGATACAAACACAATTGCAAAACAGGCAAACGCAGAAGGAGGTAATGAAGTGTCAGAAAACACAGAAACACTAGCAGCAGTTGAAGAAACTCCTGCAGTTGAAGAAGCAGCTCCTGCTGAAGTAGCAGCTGTTGAAGAAGCAGCACCTGCTGAAGAAGCAGCACCTGCTGAAGACGCTTCTGCCGAAACTCTGGAAAAAGCAGCCGACGTATCAGAAGTTATGGTTGATGAACCTGATTTTGCAAAGATGCTTGGCGATCTAAAAGGCTTTTTCTCAGAAACTCTAAATAAGGCATCAGAAGCAAACTCTGCTCAAGTTACAGCTATTAAAGACACAGTTGAAACTTTTAGCAAGAGCGTTGATGGACGAATTTCAGAATTGGCAGAACAACATGCAGCACTTTCAAAGGCTGTAGAAGATATCAAGAACACGATTGATGGCGTAGAAAAGCGTGTCGTAGCGGTAGAATCAGAGACCGCAATTAAGAAGTCCTCAGACCTTGGCGGGTCTCAGGAAGTAACAATAAAGAAATCAAAATGGAACGGTTCTTTCCTCGGTTCCGTGAATGAACTTTTAAAATAAAAGGTAGGTGAAAAATATAATGAGCAATGAAATGTTAGAAAAAGCAGTTGCAGCAAACACAACCGTAACAGCAGGCATGACTGGATCAGCAGTAGCTACTACTGGTATCCACATCGGGTCTGAAGGAGAAGGTGGTCTACTCAATCCTGAGCAGTCCGCACGTTTCCTAGATTACATGTTTGACGCAACAGTAATTGGTAAGGTGGCACGTACTGTTCGCATGCGAGCAGACACCACCGAGATTGATCGTATTGGTGTTGGTGAGAAACTTATGGTTCTCGCTACAGAAGCAGATAACACAGGTTCAAACTCTGCTGTATCCTTCTCCAAGATCTCTCTTACAACAAAGAAGCTTCGCTTGGATTGGGAGCTTTCAACAGAATCTCTTGAGGACAATATCGAAGGTCCAGATCTAGAAGATCATATTGCCCGTATGATGGCAACACAGGCAGGTAATGACATTGAAGATGTACTCCTCAATGGTAATACCGCCCTTACATCAGATAACCTTTATAAGGCATTTGATGGTGTAGTCAAGAAGGCAAAGACCTACGGTCACGTTGTAGACGCTGCAGGTGCTGGTATCAGCCGTGCACTCTTCAACAGCGCCCTCAAGGCACTCCCACGTAAGTACAAGCAACGTCGTTCCGACCTTCGCTTCCTTTCTGGTTCCAATTTGATTCAGGACTTCCTGTATGCAAATAGCATTGGAACAAACCAGACCATCCCACAAGATATCGCATCGTCGATCATCCGTGGAGAAGGCGTACAGCCTCTAGGTGGCCCAGCTGGATATGTGGCTCCATTCGCATTCGGTATTCCGATTGTTGAAGTTCCACTTCTTCCAGAAGCACAAGATGGCGATTACTCAGGCGAAACTGGCAATCATGGTGACGTCCACTTGACATTCCCAAATAACGTAGTTATTGGTATCAAGCGTGATGTAACCGTTTACCGTTTCTTCTGGCCAAAGAAGGACGCAATTGAGTATACACTCTATACTCGTGTTGGCGTTCAAATTGAGCAAGCAGACGCATGGGTTGTTGTTAAGAACGTTAAGGTCGCTTCCTAATTTAGGATTTAGATCTGCTGAAAGGCCCCCATTAATTTGGGGGCTTTTCCTTTTAATTGACTAATGCTATAATTAAATAACCTATAAAAGGAGAAATTAATGTCATTTGATACATTAAAAGTTGCAGAGTTAAAGCAGATTGCGGAAGACTTTGCAGTAGACGTAACAGACCAAAAAGGTAAAAAAGATATTATTGCTGCACTCGCAGAAGAAGGCGTAACCTGGGCCATCTATAAAAAGGCCAAGGGCATAGAGGAAGAAGAAGAAGAGATGAATGCTGCTGAATTGAAAAAGCCAGAAGCAAAACAGGTCAAACAAGAAGACTTAGTTCTAGTTAAAATGACTCGTGCTAACTTTAGATACGATATTCTAGGACACACATTTACAAAAGAACACCCATTCGTTGCTATGGACAAAGATACAGCCCAGGCAATTTTTGATAAGGAGGAAGGTTTTGTTATGGCTACTCCAAAAGAAGTTCAGGAGTTCTATAACTAAGCCAATTAAATGGCAGAGGTTTATAAGAATAGTTACGCACCAGCAAAGACTAAAATATTCTGGGGCGGACAAATAGTAGATGCAGATGGATCAGTCCTAGTAGATATCTATGATATAACTCAGGATCCAGCAGTAACACCTGCAATAAGCCCAGCTACTCCAGTCGCAACAAATGTTGTTGCAGCAAAGTCAGAAGTAGATCCTGGCTCATATGAAATTGGTATTCCTTATGCCTTGACTGATAGAAATAAAAATCTTAAATTAAGATGGAAATATGCGATAAGCTCTTCAAACGTCAGCCATGATACTTTTGTAGACGTTGTAACGCCATATGCTTCAATATCCGAAGCAGTAGAAGATTTAGGAATAGCGGTAGATCCAGCAGATCCAAACTATAAGTCATATCATGAACTTATAATGGCAGAGAAGTATGCACGTAAAGTAATTGAAAATCATACAGGTCAGCAATTTTATTTGTACGATGATGTTCAAATAGCATATGGTGCAGGCTCAGACTTGCTACCGCTTCCATTTAAACTAGATACATTACATGAGCTTTATGGAAATGACATTTTGCTTGTTGATAATATCAATAATGAAAATAACTGGATATTCGATCCGCTTGTTTCTGAAACTGGTTTTGGTCTAAGAGTAGACAGAAGTCAAGCTCTAGACAATACTGTATATATTGCGAATGGTATGGTACCTCCAACAATTAATGATAATTTTGGATACGGAGCATTTAGAAAAGATGTTCGCTATAAAGTCGCTGGCAAATTTGGATGGGCGGAAGTTCCAGACAATGTTGAGCAAGCATGCATTCAATTGATGGGCGATTACTTTGCAAAAGATAAAGTATGGACCAACAAATATGTTAAAAGCGTTTCTACATTCGACTGGGATTTTGAGTATTCATCAGATGCCTATAAAGGAACAGGTAACGCCTATGCAGACCAACTATTATACCCATATGTGCTTACCACTATGGTTGTAATATGATAGACCTATTAGATTCTTTATTGTCCATGAAAATGGACGTCTATAGACAAAATGATTTACAAGATGCAGATACTGGTGCTATAGTAAAAGAGTGGCAGTATTATAAAACTGTAGACTGCTCTGCAAAAGGAGTTATTAGCAATTCATCTTCTACAAGAACAAATAGTATACAATCTTTTGGAACTAAATATACAAACGAAGAGATTCTTCAAGTAAGAACTGCTGATAGATTAACCTTTAGAGAGAAAATTACAAACATACGTGATTCAAAAAATAATCCAATTTGGGTAGAGTTAAACTACCCTTCAGATACTCCAACAGTATTTGAGGTAATAGGCAGCACCCCAGTTACAGATGGATTTGGAAATGTTATATCATATAACTCCGTATTGAAGAGATCGGAGAATCAGAACATTGGACTATAGTATTCCCCTAGTACAAGCATCAAGTGGATTAAGATCACTAATGACTGCATCTAAAGGTAAGGTATTTAAAGAAAGTTTGGTTGCTCAAATATCTGCCTATGTTTATTATAATGCTCAAGTAGTGAGTAAACTATCATCAAACGCAGCATTTAAAAATAAATTTAGAGAAATTATATTTAATCAAATAGATAAAGACTTTGCAGAATTTGTAGACGCACAGGCTAGAGTAAAGCCAAAATCTTTGCATCATGTTTATGAATGGCGGCAGACTGGAGACCCATCAGCTAGACTATTTAAACTAAATAAATTAAATACAGAGGGTCTTGGATTTTCTGTATCATATGAATTTATGCCTTCAAAAACATTTGCCTCAACAGAAGGTAATCGTAGACATGTATTTACTAAAAAAGCTTCTGTGATGGAAGCTGGAATGCCTCTTAAAATTGCTCCACGCCATTCTAAGCGCCTAGTA